GAACAGCCAGTTATGGTATCTTTGACAAACAAACAGAAATTGAAATCAAAGAGAATCAAAAGACCGATTCCTTCAATGTGTTTGACAAGAAGATTGAACGTATCAACAAGGAAATGTCCAAGGGTGTCGTGGGTCAAACTATGACCATGGACGATGGTGCAAGCCGTTCACAAGCCGAAGTTCACTTGCAGGTTTTCCAGGATATAACAGATGCCGATATCACGGATGTTCAGGATTGGATTAACGATGAGTTTCTTCCGGTAATGCGCAACCTGGGATATCCTATCCCTGAAGGATACACTGTAGAACTGATCGACAAGAAGAAGATCAAACCAAGCGAGAAGATTAAGGAAGATGGGGTATTGATGCAAAATGGATATAACCTTTCAAACGAATATGTAGAGTCTACATACTATGTTACACTTGATAAAGAGAATCCTAGAAGTCAAACAGCTAAAGGAAATAACCAGTCACTCAGTTTTTTCGATTAACCCCATCTACTGAAAAACTAAACTTTTCCAAAGTTCCAATCTTTGGAAAAGTTGTATTAGAAGATGGGGAACTCGACACCGACCTACTTTATTTCAATAATGAACCTGAAACGCGTCAACTGGCTATTACCGAATATCCGAGCCTACAACTGGCCAACCGTCAAACGGATTTAAACAGTGCAGTAGAACAGATTTGGAACGGGAAAGGCAATGAACTCATGCATCCTATTTTCGACACGTATAACAATAATTTACTACGTGCAGTTGCATCCGATAACGAAGAGACAGCGAAGTTATTTAAAAACAACGTTAGCCGATTAGCAGCAGCTAAAAGCAATTATACTATTCAGCTACTCGAAAAATGTAAAACGGATATCAATGGAGTTAAGCGAAGCAAAGAAGAGTACTTAAAAGCTTCTAAGGTTGTTGTAGGGAGAGCCAACCGCGCTCAAGCAGCTGAATATAACACCACTTCCCATCGTTGCCGTGTAGCCAAGCAATGGGCGCAATTTGAAAAAGAAAAACGCTTGTTTCCAAACATTGAATGGTTGAGAACCCGTTCAGCTTCACCGCGTGAACTTCACCTGACATACGTTGGACGGATATGGCCTATGGATGACCCTTTCTTAAAGAACAACACACCCGGATGTATCTACAACTGTAAATGCGATTGGAAAAATACCGATGCAGCTCCTACCGACAACTCCGACATTAAGCAGGTTGCCGTTTCCCCTGGGCTCGAAGGAAACCCATATATCACCAATGAAATATTTACGGACAAACATCCGTACTTCAGCAGGGTGGAAAAACATATCCCTGATGTTGGAGTGCTGCATAATCCGGACGATGTTGTTTACCTGAATAAAGTAACAGCTTCAGGAGTAAAATACAAAGAACACTACCTTTGCCTGAAAGAAACCGAAACGGTTGAAAATGTAAATATTGTAGAAGCATTGGTAAAAAACAAAGTGGTAAAAGAAGCTACTTTATTGCCACGCATTCACCAGTCTGAAGTTGAATTAAGAACACGGTACTATGGAAAATCTTATCAGGAAATGCATAAAACAAAATGTCCTGATTGCCTGGGCGATGGTATGATACTTGAGTTTAAAGAAACTACCTTTAAGAACTTATCAGAGAATATATTGAAAGCTTCAAAGCAAAGTGATATAGCAGTAATAAAACTAGCAGGAAAGGCTGATAAGTCATGGTTAGAACGATTTTGCAGTAAACAATTTACATTATCAGACCGCTCGAACCTAAAGAAAATAATTGTCGTTGAAGATGGCAATGTATTTGTCTACGAAAAATAACTAAGGCGAAATTTCTTGATTGCTCAAAAAAATTCGCCTTAGTGGGCCAGAGTACGCAACTCCGACACGACAAAAGTACACTATATTTTGAATGATTGTACTCGCCAACTTACATTTAACACAAAATTTATGGAAGGAGACCAATTTGCAACCCACTTATTACAGATGTCCGAAGAGGCTCAACGCTTCATCAATGACGATGCACCCATTATCATGGGTAAGATTGCCAGGGATGTTTTTACGGAAAACTTCCAGAACGAAGGTTTTATGGACATACAAAATGAATCGTGGGAAGAAGTAAAACGCAGGCTAAACCCAAAGACAAAAGGTGCAGCAGCAACCCGTAAGATTCTAACCGGTGATACCGGTGACCTGGGTATGAGTATTGAGTACAAAAACGCCTCAAATGGAGAAGTAACAATCGTTTCCGATAAAGTGTACTCCAAAGCACAAAACGATGGAACTACGAACGCCGGACGAAGCCACAACGTTGTTATACCGGCACGCAAGTTTATTGGTGATTCTGCTGAAGTGAACAGGCGTAACCTGGAAGCTTTCGAAAGAAAGTTAAATGATTTAGACAAAAAACCCTGAGAAGATCTTCTCAGGGTTTTTTGTTATTAAAAAGGTAATACTGTTATTTCTGTTTTCTTACTTACCACCACTCTTCCACTGCCATTACATGTTGTACAGACTTCAACTGTTGGTTCTGTCAATTGTGTTATGTCATCTTCAGGATATTTCCAAACTTGTCCGGTAGCTTCGCAAACACGGCACAACTCGATTGTTGGATGCATGAATTTTTTGTATATCATATGGTTATGTAAAATAAAATGACTTCTTAGATCCACTGTATTTCTGTGTCACGATTGTTGTCAGAAAAGGGAAATCTTGTTTTTGAACTTTGTCTAACATTTCTTTAATCTTAGTTGAATTGGTAAAAAATTTAGACTCTTCATTTTTATATCGTATTTTAATGATATATCTACCTTCTCCATATTCTGTTTTTATACCTGAGGTGAAATCAAGTATTTCTATTTCACAATTAACTACATCTGTTATTGATATAAGTGGTACGTTAAATATAGTTTTATCTTCTTCGGATTTAATTCCAAGCTCAGAGAATCTCTTCATGTTTTAATATCTTTTTAATTAAGTTCTTTGAATCGCAGTGTTTTGCCCATCCTAAATGAGGACTAATCAGTATTTTGTATTGTTTCGGGTCCAGGTCTTTTTTATTGAGTTTTGCTGCTTTCCGGCAGAACCGTACTTTAATCGTTTTTCTCATTAAAATATGGGTGTGTCTGAACACATAACCAACGAAGTCAATCCCTCTACTGTCGACCGGAAATACCTGGTAATTTCTTTTTATCTGAAGGTTCAATTGATTGGTCAGGTAATCATTCATATCAACCAATAAAGAATGTAAATAAGGCTTATTAGGTGCCAGTATAACCATATCATCTGCATACCTATAATAGCACTTCACTTTCTTTTCTTCCTTCAGGTAATGATCAAAATAACTTAAATACAAGTTTGCGAAAAATTGAGATAAATAATTACCAATCGGAACCCCTTCTACTGACTCAATTATTTCATCAAGTAATTTTAATAGCCGGGTATCTTTTATCTTCTTTCGGATAATGTTTTTTAGTATGTCATGATCAATGCTTGGGTAGAACTTCTTTATATCAAGTTTCAAACAATACTGTGTGTTATCAACGTCATTTAAATCGTGTTTAATCGCTTTTAAAACACCATGTATACCTTTACCCTTGATACAGGAATAACTATGCGATAAAAAGACCGATACCCAAATAGGCTCTAAAATATTCATGATGGCATGATGTACGACCCGGTCTTTAAATGGAAGCCTAAAAATTTCCCGCTCCTTTGGTTCATAAATTCTAAATATGCTGTATTCGGAAGTTCGATATGTGCCCGATATCAATTTAGCATATATCTGATCAATATTTCTTTCAACATCTTTTTCAAAAATTCTGACTCCATATTGACCGGATTTACCTTTCCTGGCTTTCTGGTAAGCAAGAAACAAATTGTCTTTTGTGACTATCTTTTCAAATAAATTATTGATTCGTTTCATATCCTTTGCTTTCTTATTAGAGTTTTCTTCGTCAGATGACGAATACTAACACTTTTTTGAATTAGTTATTTTTTGCCAAGAGGCAAGGTTTTCATTTTTTTTGAAAAACAATTGCGAGCCGTGTGACCTGCATTCGCATTCGAATAGTTGTCATTCGAATTGTTGAAACGGACACCCGAAGGGGAAAACCCCAAAAATGAA